CTATTTATCAAGGCATCGACACATCATTCTTGGTGGCTACTCTCACATCAGCTTTGCAAGAGTTAAACGCAAAATTTGAGGCTTATGTTGCCTCACACCCTTAATCTCTAAAGGACTAACATGACTACCACTTGGACAATCTCACAACTTGACCGCAAAACAGCAGATGGTTTTGTAACAACCGCCCATTGGCAAGCCACAGCAGTAGATGGCGAACACACAGCATCCATCTATTCAACTTGCTCATGGGCAGATGGCACAGTCAACACGCCTTATGCAGACCTGACACAAGCCACAGTCCTTGGATGGGTTTGGGAATCGGTTGATAAGCAAGCAACAGAAGATGCTCTAGCGGCTCAGATTGAAGCTAAAAAGAATCCTGTAACTGCACAGGGTTTGCCTTGGTAAAACAGGAAGCTGTCGCCTGATTTCGACAGCACATTAAAGGAAATACTATGGGCGAGAAAAAAACAACCCCCGTAACTATTGACGACGTTCAGTACCAATTTGAAGACATGACACCAGAGCAACAAACCTTGCTCAACCATGTCGCGGATTTAGATAGAAAACTGGCAAGTGCCAAGTTCAATGTCGATCAAATCCAAGTTGGCCGTGACGCATTTTTTAGAATGTTGAAAGAAGCGTTGACGCCCAAAGCAGAATTGCAGTAATATGTAAACTGTACTGGCCCAGTAGACCAGGGATTCTTAGAGAATCAAAATGGACAATGAAATCTTAGCGGTAGTACCCGCGCCGGAACAGGAAGCAACGGCTGCCCCTGAACCCGAAGTTAATACGCCGGAAGTATCGACAGAGCAGACTGACCAGCCAGCGGAAAAAACTTATACGCAAGCTGAAATCGACGCAATGATCGGTAAGCGCCTCGCAAGAGAACAGCGCAAATGGGAAAGAGATCAGGCCACAAGAGTAGCAGAAACGCAAACCTTGAGGTCTATGCCAGCGGAAGCACCAAGTGCTGACAGTTTTACAAGCCCTGAAGAATATGCGCAAGTATTAGCACTTCAGAAAGCCCAAGAACTTGTCGCCCAACGTGATGCCGCAAAGCAACAAGCCGAAATCATGGAGGCTTATGCCGACAGTGAGGAAAAGGTCAGGGATAAATACGACGACTACGATCAGGTAGCCCGTAACCCTAACGTGCCAATCACTGAGGTAATGGCTGAAGCGATTTATGAATCTGACGTTGGCCCCGAAGTAGCTTACTACTTAGGCTCGAACGTCAAAGAAGCGGCAAGAATCTCCCGTTTATCGCCTTTCATGCAGGCAAAAGAGATTGGAAAGATTGAAGCTAGATTAGCCTCTGATCCTCCGGTCAAAAAAACTTCAAACGCGCCAGCGCCGATTAGTCCGGTAACAGCACGTTCAAACGGCGCTCCGAGCCATGACACGACTGACCCAAGGTCAATCAAGTCCATGACAACCTCGCAGTGGATCGAAGCTGAACGTGTTCGCCAGATTAAAAAGTTGGAAGCGCAACGCAACCGCTAATTTTTTGAAAGGACTAATATGTCTAATAGTATTCTGACGATTGACATGATCACCCGTAAGGCTCTCGAAATTCTTGAGAACAACTTGGTGATCACCCGTAACGTAAACCGCCAGTATGACGACTCTTTCGCTGTTGAAGGCGCAAAGATCGGCTCCACACTACGTATCCGTTTACCTGACCGTGCTTTGGTTACTGACGGAGCCGCCTTGCAAGTTCAAGACGACAACGAACAGTTCACCACACTGACTGTTGCTTCACAAAAGCACATTGGTGTTAACTTCACATCTGCTGAATTGACCATGCAATTGGACGACTTCGCAGAGCGTGTGTTAAAGCCTCGTATCAGCCAGTTGGCATCTTCTATCGATGCAGACGTGGCCAATGCGTACAAGTCTATCGGTAACACCGTTGGCACACCTGGCACTACGCCCTCAACTTCTTTGGTTCTCTTGCAGGCCCAGCAGAAGCTGAACGAAAACGCCGCCGTGATGAACCCCCGTTACGCCACCGTCAACCCAGCCGCTAACGCTGGTTTGGTTGAAGGCATGAAGGGTTTGTTCAATCCTACAGACACCATCAGCAAGCAGTTTAAAAACGGCATGATGGGCACTGGTGTTCTCGGCTATGACGAAGTCAACATGTCTCAGTCTATCAAGCAGCACATGACTGGCTCACGCGTTGCTACTGGCAACTCTGTGACCACTACTGTGTCGTCTGAAGGCGCTGCTAGCATTGCTTTGACAATCGGCAATGGTTTGACAGTTAAACAAGGCGACGTGTTCACTGTTGCTGATTGCTTTGCTGTTAACCCACAGACCCGTGAGTCCACTGGTTCTTTGTTCCAGTTCGTAGCTTTGGCTGATGCAACTGCCACTGGCACTGCAATCGTTGTGACTGTTGCTCCTATTTACACTTCTGCCAATGCTTTGGCCACCGTGGACAGTTTCCCTGTCGCTGGTAAGGCTGTCGTGTTTGTGGGTGCTGCATCTAGCCAGTACGCTCAGAACTTGGTTTACCACAAAGATGCGATCACGTTCGCCACTGCTGACTTGTTGTTGCCCCAAGGCGTCGACATGGCTGCTCGTGCCGTTCACAATGGTATTTCTTTGCGTGTGGTTCGCCAGTACGATATCAACAACGATCGTATGCCTTGCCGTATTGACGTTTTGTATGGCTTCAGCACAATTCGTCCACAAATGGGCTGCCGCATCTGGGGCTAATCAAAATGGGGCTTCGGCCCCGTTTGTCTTAACATCTTTTTTAAGGAAATTATCATGGCATTACCTAATGGCGCAGGCGGTTACCAAGTTGGTGCAGGCAACCGTCAAGAAACTATCATGGGCGCAATGGCCGCCCCTCAGACAGCTACGGCTACTGCAACCCTAACGGCAGCGCAGATTTGCAATCAGATGTTGGTGGCTAACCCCTCCACATCTGCTGCAACATACACGCTACCTTTGGGCACAGCAATCGACGCAGCAGTTCCTAATGCTACTGTTGGCAGCACATTTGACTTGTCAATTGTCAACATCGGCACTAGCTCTGGCGCGGTGACTTTGGCTGTTAATACTGGTGTATCCGATGGCGGTAACGCTTTGGTTGCTATCGCTGTAACAACTAGCCAATTGTTCCGCTTCCGTAAGACCGGCGACGGTACTTACGTTGTGTATCGTTTGGGCTAAATTTAATGGGGGCTTCGGCTCCCATTTTTAAAGGAAACAAATCATGCCAAATACAAAAGCTGTAGGAGTCGCGTATAGCGATCCTGAATTTGAAAGCGTAACCGTTACTGGCGCGTCAGCGCTGCAAGCGGTAACCGCTACGACCATAACTGCTACGACCGTAACTGCTACGACCGTAACCGGCACGTCAACTGGCGCTATTCGCCTACCTGTTGCTGCTGTTGCAGCGGCTGGCACTAATCAAGGCACTGCTGCTGCACTAGCTGAAGGTATCAATGTCGTTTCGGCGGCAGACGGTACTAAAGGCGTGATTTTGCCAACAGCGGTAGCTGGTATGGTAATTATCGTTAAAAACACTGCTGCTGGCGCGTTGAATATTTATCCCGCTACTGGCGGGGCAATCAATGCGGTTGCGGCTAACGGTGCATATAGCATAACAAACCTTACCAGTTCGTTGTTGGTAGCGTCTTCTACTACTCAATGGTATTCTGTTCCATTAGTAGCATCCTAACCAAAAGGGGGCTAATCACCCCCTTTCTACTATGAACATTACAATGACTCACCCTGTCCATGGCGCTAAAGTTGCCACAATGGATTTAGAGGCTGAAGAAGATGAAAAAAATGGCTGGATTCGTTATAATCCAGACACGCCTGTTCAGGTGGCTCCCGTAAATACATTGGAGATTAAGCGCCGCCGTAAATCGGTAGAGGAAGCAACTGAAGGAGTCTGAACATGGCAACGTATACCGCTGGCGATCAAATCAACCGCGCTTTGCGCTTGTTAGGTATATTGGCCGAGGGTGAAACGCCCTCCGCATCTATGTCGCAAGACGCTTTGATGGCGATGCAACAAATGATTGACAGTTGGAACACTGAGCGTTTGTCAGTGTTTTGCACAGAAGATCAAGTCTTTACTTGGCCTGCAAGTTTTATCAGCCGCACTCTTGGCCCAACAGGTGACTTTGTAGGCAACCGCCCCATTTTGCTTGACGATGCAACATACTTCAAAGCGCCTAGTGGCGTGTCGTATGGCATTAAGATGATCAACCAACAGCAGTACAACGGTATTGCTGTTAAGACAGTT